CGCACCAAAAGAAGATTTTGGATGCCCGCTCAGGGCTTTCCCATCTGAGCCAAAACGCCATGTCGCGTGGTTTACTCCCTCAGTTAGGAAACTACTCACTCACAAACTAAATATGGATACACAAGGAAACGCAAATATTTGGAATTTTGAAATTGATCTCTCTAATTGTAGAGATCGTAAAGTGTTGACTACCTATCACACACTACTCGATCACGGATCTAAACAGTCCAATGAAGATATTGAAAATTTTGAATTTACTGATCTTAATGAACAGTTAATGATGCCAATCATTTATGCACATATGCTACAAAATGATTGGAAAGGATTACCGAATTTCTTATCTCCTACTTTTAAAGAATTTGTTACTGCATTTAATCATCCAGAATTCAATGAAAAGGGATGGTACGCTGGTATGAAAGATCCTGAGCTATTAGGATTTGCGATGCCAAAAACCGGTCCCGGTTTCATGAAAGGTGTTGGTATAGCTGGTGGTCTCCTGAATAAAGGACAATCTATTCTCGAATCCGCTGGTATTGACTCTGATGCCGCCCGTAAAGCTTTCGTTGATAGAGCACAAGAAGAGGTACGAACTAGATTCAGATCTAGACGAGGGGTGAAAACTCCAGGTGCTGAAAGTGCTCGCGGACGACAGGGTGATGATGATGGTAACAGCAAAACTGGGTACACTGGTGGATCAGCCATGAATCCAACAGGTCTATCACTAAATAATAAACCGATGCGTGTTAGTTTTACTACTGGCATTCAAGTTGCAGGTGAACCTAAATTCTTCCTTGACGGTAAAGAAGAATCTTCACCCTTAATCTTGAAATCAGGCTGTCCTGGTATTGTAAGCGGCACTGCCGATACTACAAATCACTATCACAACCCGCAGGTTTATGCTTGGTTAAGTGGACCAATCACAAACACTTGGATTGCTAAGATACAATCTAAAATTGTTTGGACAAATCAGATAAGTAATATTGTTACGAACGCCAAGATCGTAAAATTTATGAATTATCTGACATTTTCGCTTTATGTATACTATTTCTATACTAGTGTTTTAGCTTACACTAGCGACTCACGAAATAGAAATCAGGGAATGTACGCTATCCGTGATCAATTCACAGCTAGTGACTACGTTGAACTGTCAATGCTTAAACTTAATATAGAACAGAGTGTAGTACCTCCATTTCTTATTAGAATGTGCCACTATTTTAGTGGAAATTTTAAACAGTCAATGGATCCGGGTGCGCCGCTAATTAAAATTTTGCCATGGATGATGGGTCCAACCCTGACTACAATGATGTCTGGTGTATCTAATACAATTACTATGCCAGCACCACCTGCATCTGATGGCGAGACTTATACTATGTTAGGCTATGCGAATAAACTAATGCGAGATCCTGTCGTTAGAGATATGACTGCTGTACTAGCACGCAGTTTTCCTACTTGGATGGGTAACGAACCACTTGGTTTCGAACCCCTACCTGAGTATGATTCAGACTTCTGTACATTCTTTAGTAATGCTGCTTACACTACTATGGATGGAAATAACCAAGTTATGGCATTACCAGAAGTTTCAAGTACTAACGACGTTATCTGCTTTAACCTATTTTCAGACGCTCCTGATGGATGGATTACATCGATGTTAAGCATCTTTGATTCTTCTACTTCAAAGAAAGGTCCCGGACTTTTCAATGCTGTAATTCCTAATGTGGAAGGTAATGATTTAGTTAACATTGTCTCTCCTGTTATTTCAGTTAGCTCAGGACACAAATCGTCAGAGTTCATTTATACTACTAATAGTGGTATTACAGGATGGTGGACGACTGCAAGAAGTCTTGAATACTCACAGCTTGTGGCTAACACTTATGAAGCAAACTATTTAAATAGTGGCTATAATAAATTTCAACGTTATGGTACTGGTGTATTAAGTTTTGTTAATCAACAAAATATTACGCCCAAAGTACTCCAAATGTTAGAACTAATTTATACTTCAGATTTAGATAGTATTGTTAGCCCAGGTGGTAGTAGTATGAAATCATCTGATAAGAAAGGTAAAGGTAATCGCAAACGTCCAAGACGTTCTGGAAAATCAAAATCAGACACTAGTGCTGATATAGATATAAAAGACGAAGCCTAATTGGACTTAGTTTTAAACATCATCAATTGATATGCAAACCTTCAATTTTAGTAGCTTAGACGATCTTTATTCTTCATTAGAAGTTAGATCTGATGACGCTGATCGTAAGCTTTCCATTATTTTGAACAGTCTAACGAAAGGAAATGACCAAGTCTTAATCACACCAGTTGGAGAACGGGTAGGACCTGATGTCTTATTTGAAGAATGGATGAAAGTCTTTGATTCAAAGCGTTCAGACATGAATGATGCTTTAATCGGAATAGAGGAATCTCAAATGTCAAAGTATGGACCGCGATCTATCGCTCTTCCCTATTATGATATTAAAGAACAGGTACTCAGTAGTTTTGAAAGATCTACTGTAAATTGCGAACATGTATCTAGTCTACCTGCTAGATCCTCAGATAAAGGAATGATTAGACCAATTTCTTTAACTAATGCACTTCTGTATGCTAAAAGAAACACCAATTCTGGTTTACCTTTAATTGTTAAGAAGTCTAGAGCACTTGATAAGTTTTCTACCGATCAGCACTACCGTGACTTCGATGAGAACTATCCTTGTATTCCATTTATACGAACGCAGGAGAACAAGAAGACTCGACTTGTCCAAGGGTATCCAATGTCTGACATATTGGAGGAAATTCGTTACTTCCAACCTTTGTTCAATTATTACAGAAAGCTGCCATGTTACGCAGCCATGAATGGTCCAGAGCAGGTGAATGCTGCAATGACTAAACTTTTATCTGAAGCTATTAGGCTTGGACAATTCTGTGCGTCAGGAGATATTGAACGCTTTGATGCTGATTTTAAAGTTCCACTTCAAACTAAATGTTTCGATGAGATGGAATGGCTTATCCAGCCAAATGATCATAATCACTTCAGAACCATCGGGAATCGTTTCGGTACTAAAGGACTAGTATTACCAGACTATGTCGCTGAGGGAGAACACGGTATTCCATCCGGTTCACAATTCACAAATCTAGTTGGTAGCATAGGTAATCGTAAAGTTTGTGATCAGCCTATACAGCTTTCACAATTCTTAGGTGACGATTTCGTAACTGTTACAAATGACCCAGATGAGTTATTCGTTAAATATAATAACTGTGGACTTAAGTTAAATGAAGACAAAACTAGCGTCAATGATAATTATTTTATCTATTTACAAAACCTCTTTCATCCTGATTACATGGAAGATGGTGAAATCAAAGGTGTGTACCCTACTATTCGAGCTCTTAATAGATTAGTACATCCTGAACGATTTTCGGACTTCAACGCATTCGGACTTATTGGTAAAGATTACTTTGCCATTCGCAGTCTTAGTATTTTGGAAAACTGCAAATATCACCCGTTATTTGAGGAGTTCGTTAAATTCTGGTTAAAGTACGATAAGTACAGAACCCCTTCACAACAAAGTGTGATTGATTATGCTAAGATGATCAATCAAACTACCGGGTCTCTGGGGACGATGAATCAATACGGTAGCGACATAAGAGGTTTAACTTCTTGGAGAAGCTATCAGATTGCTCTTCGTATGAGTTAAGAG